ATCAGATGTTTCTGACATGGACAAAGTTCAAGTCATGAATTCATTAACGCCTACAAATCTAAGTAAAGTCGCCGCCTTCACAGGTGGGGGTTGCATTGTAGATTTCGCAAGAGACATATTAATGAAACAAAAACTTGAAAACGATTGGAGTATATAAGAATGAATTTAAAAGACTTATTTACATATGACTATGAATGTATCAGATATGAACAATCTGGTAAGATGTATGATGGCTACATCAAAGTAGTTAATGAAGATTTCATAGAAGCAAGAGTTTGTGAACTAGACAAGTATGACTGTAAAGATGGTGCTTGGTTCGATGCAATAATCTATGCACAATCATTTAAAGGTTTAAAAATGCAATGGTGGTTCGAGGGTCAAGGTTGTGACAACTCTGCTATCGGCATTTCAGGTTCGTGGGAAGATATATCAAACATAGTCGAAGAGGCTGCATAATGAAATATCTTAAAGAGATAACAGATTGGAACATATCTAATCACACATATATGGTCAATGATGCTGGACATCTAGTTGGTTATATTAAGACTGGAACTAAAGAAGAAATCATCTTTAAGTCTCCTATGAAACAGTTCTCCAAATCTAGGAGAAAATTTATTCAACTCAAGCGTTGACATTGCCACGCACTTTTTGATACCATTACCTTATGACTGAGAAACTACTAATACAAAAAGACAACCTTGCAAAATTACTTGCAAAGGAAAACTTAACAATCGTGCATAGGAAAGTTCCTACTGCATACTTTGATTTGAAGAATAGAATACTATGTTGTCCTATTCTTAAAGAAGATATATCTGCAGAACTTTATGACTTGTTTATGGGTCACGAAGTTTCACATGCATTGAATACACCTTATGAAGGTGTTCATTCTGCAGTGACAAAAAAACAAAACTCTTAAAGGGTATTTGAATGTTGTTGAAGATGTTAGAATTGAGAGAATGATTAAAGAGACTTATCCTGGTCTTAGAAAATCTTTCTTTAAAGCATACAACGAATTAATGGACATCGATTTCTTCGGTGTTAAAGAGAGAAACTTACAAGAATGTTCAGTTATTGATAAAATCAATTTGATTACTAAGTGTGGTCAGAGAGTTAATATCAAACTTACTGAAAAAGAACAAGAATTTTTAGATTGGGCAATGTCATGTAAGACTTGGGAAGAAGTCGAAGAATGTGCAACTGCAATCTATGAGTGGTCTAAAGACAACGAGACAAGAACTGAAGAAGATGATAAATTGATTCCTCAGATGTTTGATATGGGTGATGAAGAAGAGTCAGACGAAGAAGAAGAAAATCAAAATGACGAAGACTTCGAAGATGGTACAGATTCATATGATGATGATTCCATGGAGTCAGACGAAGATTCAGACGAAGATAATCTTCCAGATGTAGAAGACAATAAAGATTCTGGTGAAGAGACTGATGAAGAACCTGAAGACGAAAGAAAAGATACTGGCAGTAAAAAAGGTGGTCATGGTTACGATTCAGAGAACTATGATAACAAAGATGGTGCCAGAGAGTCTATCACTGAACACAATGCACATAACAATGAAGAACAATTCATTTCAGATAGCAATGTCATTTTGACTCATATCAATCTAAAAGATAAAATGAAGAAAAAAGAAATTGCAGAAATTGTTTATCCTTACAAAAGAGTTAGACAAGACTGGAAAAACTTCTTCGAAGGTAAAGACAAAAACGGTGAAGAGTCAGAAGAATTCAAAGACCTTGATGTCGCAAAGACTCAAAAAATGGCAGAGAGAACTGCTAAGAAATTAACTGAAAAAAACAAGAAGATTGTTATGCATATGGCAAAAGAGTTTGAAATGAAACAAGCTGCTCTTGCTCAAGCACATGCCTTCACTGGTAAAACTGGCAAGTTAGATATGAATAGACTTGCTAAGTATCAAATCGTTGATGATGTTTTCAAAAGAATGACATATCTTCCAGACGGAAAGAATCATGGTGTTCAAGTTCTACTTGACTGGTCTGGTTCTATCTGTAATGAAGTTATGGACTTACTAGAGCAGTCATTAATACTTGCAATGTTCTGTAAAAAGGTTGATATACCTTTCAGAGTATACTTGTTCTCAGACCAAATCATGCACAATTCAAGATACGGTTGGGACAGAGACGAAGGAAATATCAGACTTGTAGAACTATTCTCTAACGAAATGAAATCAAAAGAATACCTAGATGCATTGACAATACTAGGTGGTCTTTACAATGAATTCTTATGTCAAGACTTAGGAAGTTATCATCAGAGAAGTTTCGAAAAGAAGGTTGAATCTTACAATGAGTGGTTTCAAGGTGTTGACTTTGTTGACCCATATGGTTATTACTGGAACACAAGATACACTCACCCAAATGGGTATGGTTTAGGTGGTACTCCTCTTGACCAATGTTTAGTTGGCATGAGAAAATTAATTCCAGAGTTCAACACTGCATACGGAATTGAGAAGTCAATTCTAACGATTGTCACCGATGGTTATAGTCATAGAGCAGATGTTCTTTATCCTGATGCAGAAGAAGAGAATCAAATTCAAGAACAATTGGGTGAAGACATGGACAAATGGATGACTCAAAGAAAAAGACAACTGGTTGACCCATATTCTGGAAAAGTTTATGCCTATGAAAATGACAGATACGGAAGAAGTGACTTCGAAAAAACTACCAATCTTTTAGAATGGTTGAAAGCAGAAACAGGAGTCATAACAACTGGCTACTTTGTTTGTGGCAGAAAACAAGACTTCATGAATCTTATGAGTCAAATAGGAGAACATATGGACTATTCAGATAATTCTGCTTGGTTACAAACTAGAAAAACTGGTACTGTTTGGGAAACTAAAGGGTACGGAAAACTATTCACAACTGGTGCAACTACTTTAGTTGTGTCTGGTGAAGACGAACTTGATGGAGAGTTAGTGGGTGCTAAGAAAGGAAGATTGACAACTGCTTTCAAGAAGAATCAAAAGTCTAAAACAACATCAAGATTTCTAACAAATGAATTCATAAAGGAGATAGCATAATGAAAACAAGAGACCCATTACAAGTAGACCAGGCATATTACCACAACTTCGATAGTTCATATTCAAAGTTTGCAGATGCAGTCATGGATGTAGGACCAAGTCCTTGCGTTCAGTTTGATTGCCCTAGAATTAAACAATGTGCCGAAGAAAAAGTCGAATGCAAAGCATTCAGATTTTGGGTTAACAACGGAGAAATGGAAACATACTCTAAAAAAGTAAAAGGTATGATATCAATTGAAAAAGACTTAGAGAGGATTCTAAGAATATGCGAGTAGGCGGTTGCCAATGCGTATCACTTTTTGATACCATATCCAAATGATGAGAAATAATAACAAAGAAAAGGAGACTATATGAGTTATTCAACTATGACGGAATCTGTATCAGTAAATGGTAAAGATTTCAGAATGAGTCCTGACAGACAAGAGTTTGTCGCGACTTTACAATCGGTCTATCCAGACCAAACTTCATTTTCTAAAGAAGATTTAGAGAATGTTGGTGCTGTCCCATATTGGGTCAAATCAACCAAATATCCATTCAGAAATTCTGATGCATCGATATTTGATTTATCTGCATTAATGACCAATGTCATTCCAATGCCAGTGAAACCACAACCTGTTATGCCAATGGCATCTATGCCTGTTGGCAATATGCCAGTTGCGGCTCAAACAGAGTCGGTTAATATACTCGAAGACAATGTCAAAATTGTTCCAGAGAAAATGACCAATTATGTTCCTTTCGGACATTTCAAAGATGTCAAGAACATAATCAAATCTGGAATATTCTTTCCAGTGTTTGTGACTGGTCTTTCAGGTAATGGTAAAACATTAATGATTGAACAAGTTTGTGCCTCTTTAAAGAGGGAACTTTTCAGAGTCAATGTGACTATTGAAACTGATGAAGATGATTTAATGGGTGGTCACACACTTGTTAATGGCAACATTTCTTTCAGAGAAGGTCCTGTTATCAAGGCAATGAGAAAAGGTTCTGTACTTCTATTAGACGAAGTCGACCTTGGTTCAAACAAGTTGATGTGTTTACAATCAGTTCTTGAAGGTAAAGGATATCTAATCAAAAAAACTGGAGAGTGGGTGACACCTAAACCAGGTTTCACAATTCTTGCAACTGCAAATACTAAAGGTCAAGGTTCAGAAGATGGCAAGTTCATAGGGACTCAAATCATGAATGAGGCAATGTTAGAAAGATTTGCGATTACAATGCAACAAGAATATCCTCCAGTATCTATTGAGAAGAAAATTCTTGAAAAAGAAATGGCACTAACTGGTGCAGTTGATTCAGAGTTCACTACCAAGTTGGTAGATTGGGCAGACATTATCAGAAAAACTTTCTATGAAGGTGCTATCGATGATGTGATTACTACAAGAAGACTTGTTCACATTGTCAATGCATTCAGAATGTTTGATGATAGAATGAAGTCTATTGAAATGTGTATTTCAAGGTTTGACGAAGAGACTAGAATGTCTATCTTAGACCTTTACACTAAAGTTGATGAGGGTGTTTCTCTAACTGAGGAAAACCCTATTGACGAAACAGAGACTTCAGAGTATAATGATTAATATGTTTGGTAAAAAGACTACAATCGACTACAAATATAATGAGGACAAGTCCCTAACGGAACTTGCCTCTTATATCGATAAGACTTATGACCAACATTACTCTCTTAACAAATACCAATCTACTGAATTTATTATAGATTCAGGACATGGTGAGGGTTTCTGTATTGGGAATATTATGAAATATGCCCAAAGATACGGCAAAAAAGGTGGGAAGAATAGAGCAGACCTCTTAAAGGTTTTACATTATGCTTTGTTTATGCTACATGTTCACGATAAAGCAAATAAGGAGGCTATCAAGTGATGAAAATAAGTAATGATACGAGGGATGTTCTAAAGAATTTCTCGACAATAAATTCTGGTATTAAAGTTACCAGTGGAAAAAAACTGCAGACAATTTCAAATATGAAAAACATTCTGGCAGTTGCAACAGTAGAAGAAGAATTCCCACAGGATTTCTCAATCTATAATCTACCTGAATTCTTAGGTGCAACTTCTCTTTTAGATGATGCAGACTTTCAATTCGGTGATGCAAGTGTGACAATCTCAGATACAAATTCTGCATTGGCATACTTTTATGCAAGTGAAGGAATGGTGACATCACCAGAGAAGATGATAACAATGCCAGATGCGGAAGTATCTTTCGATGTTTCATCATCACTTCTAAACGATTTAAACAAGGCAGCTAGTGTTCTAGGTGTGAATGATTTGATTCTTAAATCAGACGGAACTACCATGACATTGGAAGTGACTGATAAAAAGAATGCAACATCTAATTCATTCAGTAGAACTGTAGGCACAGGAGACGGAACACCGTTTACTTTCAATTTCAAGATTGATAATCTGAAAGTATTAGAAGGAAACTATGCAGTTTCAGTATCTTCTAAAGGTATTTCTTACTTCAATAACAAAGATATAGAGTTAGAATACTTTATTGCACTTGAACCTGATTCAAAATATGGTCAATAGACATATATATAATAGTGTGAATAGGGTTATAGTCTCAGCTCTATACTCGGGATGTAAGAAATCTCATCAATCTTCAAGGGTTCTTACAACAGTTAATTCGGAGGGGTTTTAACATCTAATTATGAATCAAGAATTTTTATTTGTAGAAAAATATCGTCCTCAAAATATTGAGGACACGATTCTTCCTGAATCAATCAAATCTACTTTCAGAGAGTTTGTTAAACAAGAACAAATACCAAATCTTATGTTATGTGGTTCTGCAGGTTGTGGTAAAACAACCATTGCAAAAGCATTATGTAATGAACTTGGTGCAGACTTCATTGTTATAAACGGTTCAGACGAAGGCAGATTGATTGATACACTCAGGACTAAAATCAAAAACTTTGCATCAACAGTATCACTTTCAGGTGGACCTAAAGTCGTGATACTAGATGAGGCAGATTACATATCTGCTGATTCAGTGCAACCTGCATTGAGAAACTTTATAGAAGAGTTCTCATCTAATTGCAGATTTATCTTTACTTGTAATTACAAGAATAGAATTATTCCACCTCTACACTCACGAACAACAGTAATTGATTTCTTAATCAAACCTTCAGACAAACCAATCCTTGCACAACAAATGATGAAAAGATGCAATGAGATTTGTGATGCAGAGGGTATTCAAGCAGACAATAAAGTCCTTGCAGAACTTATTATGAAATTCTTTCCAGACTTCAGAAGATGTCTAAATGAAATTCAAAGATATGGTGCAAGTGGTGTTATCGATAGTGGATTACTATCTACATTGTCAGAAGAGAAACTTACACCACTAATCAACATGCTTAAAGATAAGAAATGGTCAGATATGAGAAAGTGGGTCGGTCAAAATTCTGATAATGATTTCAATACACTTTACAGAAAAGTTTTCAATGCACTTGAATCTAAATTAGAACCTAGTTCTATACCTGCATGTGTATTAATCATCGCAGACTATCAATACAAATCTGCATTCTCAATGGATTCAGAGATTAACTTCACTGCATGTCTCACCGAGATTATGTCAGAGTGTAAGTTTAAGTGATTGAGTTATTAGTATGGAGTCTAATAGTAATCACATGGGCATCAGTTGGTCTTCATGTGATAAAAGAATTTGTGAGAAATCACATAGGAGAATAGAATGAGTAAAATAGAACCAATGATGAAAAAACCAAGTTTGTTTAGAAGAACTTTATTTGGTTTTGTAAAAGGATGGAGAAGAGTAATGGATGTTAGATACAATCCTTTAAAGTATATACCTGACCCAAGCCTCCAAACATATTTCATGTTAGTATTGTTTACTGTATGGAGTGTATTCTTTGGATTCTTAGCTGCAAATTATCTAGGAATGTTTAACTACAATACAATTGTAAGTATCTTTATACATGTAGGTATTTTATTACCAATGGCATTCACTAATGCAATCTTTATAGATGCAGAGAGAGACGGACACAAATGGTTAAAAGAATGGAAAGATGAACAAAACAGATATACTATCGTTGCAAACAGACTCAAAACTAAAAACTTAGTTATGTGGAATCCAAACGAAGAGGCATAATGGGAAAGTTAAGACAATGGTTTTTTAGATGGTTTGATTACCAGTTAGAGAGAAGTCTACAAAGAAAAGCAGACAAATTATTTCAAGAAGGGAGAAAAAGAAATGACACAATATGATTCAAGAGTTGAAGAACAACGAAATAAAATATTAGCCGAAGAGTGGGCTAAAACTGTTAAACAAATTCATGCACATTCACTTGATAGTATCTGGTACGATGATAGACCAGAAGATACTGCAAAGGGAACCAGAAATGTTGTTGATATTGAATTCAACGATGGTTCAGTCAGAAGAACTTTAGATAATGACGAAGTCGTTATTATGGGTATACAATTGACTGGTCAAGACCTAGTAGACAAGTTTGTAAAGCATAGGTAAACAATGGCAAAACGCAATCCATTTGATTTTGTCAAGTCGGTCTCTTACGACAAAAAAGATATCATGGTTGATGATATCGAAGAGAAATCATATCAACCGTTCCTAATAAATAAATCATTATCTTACCATGAAGATTGCATCTTCTTGACAAACGAAATGAACATCAGGCATTCGATTGAGGGTCGTCTTCAATATGTATTTTTTCTAAATACCCTTAGAAGAAGACAAAGGTTCTCCAAGTGGAGTAAACCATATGTCTCTAAGAAGCTCGATGTAATTAAACAGTATTATCAGGTATCAACAAGAGAGGCAAAAGATTATGCATCACTCTTATCTGATAAACAATATCGTGAGTTGAAGAATAGAATGCACCTTGGTGGTAAAAATAATGAATGAAATAGACCCTTTAGTAGAAAAACTAATAGAAATATCCTTTGAAAAAGAGGATGACTTCCTAAAAATACGAGAAACACTTTCAAGAATAGGTGTTGCCTCTCGAAGAGAACAAGAACTTTTCCAATCATGCCATATCTTACATAAGAGAGGTAAGTATTACATTGTTCATTTTAAAGAACTGTTTGCCCTTGACGGTAAACCAACCAATATAGATGAGAATGATATCGGAAGAAGAAACACTATCTGTAATCTTCTACAACAGTGGAGTCTTATCAAAGTTTTAGATAATGATAAGATAAAAGAACCAACTGCACCACTTTCACAAGTTAAAATCATACCTTTCAAAGAGAAAAGTCAGTGGAAATTGACTACAAAATACTCAATCGGAAGCAATAAAACCTAAATAACCTTGATATTAATCATAAAGGAGGCGGATATGTTAACAGCAATCGCAGAATTTATAATGGGAATTTGGAATATATTAATGGTAATACCAGTTATTATCTCTATTTGTAGTGTTATTGTCGCTTTGACACCAACACCAGCAGACGACAAAATGTGGGCAAAGGTATACAAGTATCTGGAAGTTCTTGCACTAGCAGTAGGCAAGGCCAAGGATAAGAATCCTTTGTTGGATAAATAGGTATACATAAACGAGAGGTATAATTATGGAATATGTAATACTAGGCATCATTGTTCTTGCAGTAGCATATCATTTCTTAGCTAAGTCTACGAATGATACACCTGCAAAACCAGTTGCAAAGCAACCTGCAAAGAAAGTTCCTTCAAAAGTAGAGTTAAAGAAACTAACTAAAGTTCAGTTGATTCAACTTGCAGAAAAGGAAAACCTAAAGGTAAAAGTTTCGGGTTCGAAAGCAGAAGTGATAAAATCTATTCATTCTCAAATGAAATAAAATAGACTTCTAAGTCACTAAAGGGTACTTATTAAGTGCCCTTTTTTTTCGCTTAAGAGAAGTCAGGAAGTATAAATAATGGCATGGAAGATATCTTTGGATTAATAAGTGAAGTTGGTGCCCCAATTGCTGGAAGTTTAGTAATGGGTTTCTTTATATTCACTGTTATAAAACAGATACTAGAAGGTGTTGTAGACGATATAAAAACATTAACCATGTTCTGTAAGTCACTAGAAAATCGTGCAAGAACCATGTCTAACGAAATGATTAAGATAGACATGTTAGTAAGTTCAGCGTTAGAACTAAGACCGGATATAGAGAGAATTGCAAGAGCAGAAAACTTTATAGAAGACGACAAGATTGACGCACGGAGGGATTAATGTCCGAAGTTGCTCAATTGATATCCGAATATGGATTCCCAATCGTAATGATGGTTGGTCTAGGTTATTTTATATACTACATCTGGTGGTTTGTAGGTAACGAACTAGAACCTGAAATCGAAAAACAACATATGGCATTGATTAGATTAATTGACCAAGTGCGTATGTTAGACCAAGACCTCATAAGACTTCAACAAAAGGTTGATGTAGTCTTAGAATACAAAGAAAACGAGAAGAAAAAGAGGAGAGAGGAAAAATGAAAATAATTTTACCTATGTGTTTCATCGCATTTCTATTATCATTTCCACTATCTGCAACAGAGATAGTACATAAGTTTAAAAATCCAAGTTTTAGTGGAGTAGGAACTGCATCACATTATTTGACTGTAGAGAACCAAGAGTTTTCCAGGAAAAAGGCCATCGAAGAGGCACTAGAGGCGGCAAGAAAAGCTGCCGAGAGGGAAGAGAACAATACGACCTTAGCAAAATTTATTAGGAATTTAGAATCACGAATCTATGCCCAAATGGCAAAACAGTTGGTTGAAAATATGTTCAACAATGATAATCCAGTTAGATTCGGGTCATTTGTATTAGAAGGTTCAACAGTCACCTACGAAGTTATAACCAATGCAGACGGAACAGAATTCATACGAATGACTATTATTGGAGAAGATGGAACGGAAACAATTTTAGAAATACCAATTGGAAGTGGAAATTTCGGGAGTGATACAGGTGATGGTTCGACTGACGGCGGCTAGTTTAGCATTCTTAATACTACTTAGTGGTTGCGCATCGGTTCCTAGATTTTCTAACGAACCACAAGAGTGTAATCCAGAAACATGGGGTGAAGAGTACGACCATGATTTGGTTAATTATGCCAGAGCAATGGGTAGAACTTTTGAGAGAGCAATGCCTTTCATTTGTGTGGATGAACCAGAAGCAGTTAAACTTCCAAGTTATATAGAACTACTTAAATTACCACCTGCAGGTACTAAACCAGTAGTTGCAGTCTATAGTTTTACAGACAAAACAGGACAAAGAAAGGCAGTTGATAACCTTGCATCTTTTTCAACTGCAGTCTCACAAGGTGGAACTGAGTTATTAATTGATGCATTAAAGACTGCTGGTGGAGACACATGGTTTAGAGTAGTTGAAAGACAAGGTTTAGACCACCTTGTTAGAGAGAGACAAATTATTAGGTCTGCCAGAGATGATATTGCAAAGAAAAAAGGAGAAGATTCTCCAGGTGTTGCACCACTTTTATTTGCAGGAATGATTATCGAAGGTGGAATTATTGGTTACGATACCAATTTAGAGAGTGGTGGCCGAGGTGCTAGAACTCTTGGAGTTGGTGTCAGTAGGATGTATAGAAAGGATGCTGTGACTGTTTCATTACGAGCAGTATCAGTTCTAACTGGTGAAGTATTATTGAATGTCCAAACAAGAAAGACTATCCTTTCTTATGGCGGAGGAGGTGATGTGTTCCGATTTATAGAACAGGGAACACAACTCATCGAATTCGAGGACGGAGTGGGAAATAATGAGAGTGTGACATACGCGACACGGTCTGCAGTAGAAGCGGCAGTGTTCGAACTAATACACCAAGGACATGATAGAGGTTTTTGGGAAATAGAAGGAAAAGAAAAATGAAGAAAATAACATTAGCGCTAAGTTTATTTTTATCTGTACCTTTTCTGTTTGCAGCTGCAGACGATGACAACGAAGTTAACATAACACAGGTTGGTGATACTTTAGTATTATATATCGACCAAATAGGATATGGTAACAAAATGGGACTGAATGACTTTTCAAGTAGTTCAGCAGCTATGCCTATCACAGGTACTTCGTTGACTTTTAACATCGACCAGCTAGGTAACGAGAACTTACTTTATGGAACATTGACTGCCGATTCATCATCATACACACTAGAATTTAACGGTGATAGTAATGTGTTTGATTGGTTAATTGGTTCAACAGGTTCATCAGATTCTTCCAATTTATTGGTAGATATAACTGGTGATTCTAATAATATGAATTTTGACCAAGGTTCGGTTGCACAAGCAGAGAGGTTAGACTTTGATTTAATTGTAATAGGAAACTCAAATGTATTTGATGTAGATGTAGAATCAGATGATGCCACATGGAACTTTGACATCACAGGTGGTTCAAATAACATCAACACATTACAGAAAGATGGTGCCTATCACAATATTACTTTTGAATTGAATGGTGATTCTGCAGATGTAGACATCAATCAGTTAAGTGGAACATGCCCAACAGGTGTTTCTACTTGTAAAGGTGAGATAACATTGGACATCACAAGTGACAATTCAGTTATACAAATCAACCAGAAAGATACAACTACTGATTCTTAGCAGTTTACTCTCCATGGGGTCTGTTCACGCAGACTCCATCGGAGATATTGTAGAATCTACAGGAATTGGTTCTGTTCTTAGAAACAATTCTCAAATAGGTAATGAAGTTGGAACAGGAATTGTTCTCTATGATGAGGCAATAACAGGTAACGGCAGAATGCTTATTGAGTTCCTTGATGATGAGGAACTTGCACTTACAGAACACACACAAGTATACATAGACGAAGTATACTACGACCCAAATCCAAGTTTATCGAAGATGTCTTTAAGAATGATGCAAGGCACCGCACGATTTGCTTCTGGAAATGGTCAAAGAATTAAAAAGTCTAACATAGACATACGAACACCTACGGCACAAATAGCAATCCGTGGGACAGATTTTACAACAACCATTGACGAACTCGGAAG